CTAATGATGGTACAATAAATAAAATGTATGATTTTGGAGATAATAAATTTATTGCTGAATGTTCAGATTGTGGCGAAGGGGGTGATCCAATAGCTTTTACTGATGATAGGTTCTTTAAAAAAATAGATTATACACAATTCGATTCTTGGAATAAGTATAAAACAACATTACAGTCTAATTTGACTGGTTTTGAAACTAACCCTCATATTGAAGTTAAATTGTTTCAAACAACAAGTCCTGGTTTTTTATTTGGTAAAGCATTTTATGATGGTATATCAATATCTCAAAAAGCCAATAAAACAAAATCTATTCATACAAAAAGAAGGGGTGGTATATTTGCTTTAGTTGATGGTATTGTGCAACAAATTGACGATGAAACAAATATTAGTGGTGAATACAAGCAAAAAGAAACAATACTTTCTAATGAACTTGATTCTTTAAACGTTGCTTCAATAGAATTTACTTATGGTCGTAAAGACAGACCAAATTCTTTGTTTAATGCTAACACTTTAGATAAGTGTGTTTTACAAGAAATAATTAATGATTTCAGAGAACCTTTAAAACGATATGAAGGTTCTTTTTACAAAAATGATTCTGATGTTGTACCAATTTCTTTTTATCATAAACTATGGGTAAACTTTGGAACTACGGTTTTACAAGAACCAGTCAGTGCTATTATTGATGAAATGGAGTTTAATGTAAAACAAAATGAATATAAAATTGTCATGCACCTTCCTAATCAAGATGATGATAAAATAACTTATGATTTATATAAATTTGAATAAAAATTTTTTTATAATGAAAATATTTTTAACTTTACCGTAATGTTACTAAAGAATATTTTAGAAGGTTGGGGAAATTGGGCATTAAGCCAATTTAAATTAGTTGATCCAAAAATAAAACAAATGTCGAAAATGAGATTACTTATTTGTGATATTTGTGATATTAGAACTGGTCATATATGTAGCCCATCAAAACAAGGGATAAATGTTAAAACTAAAGAAATAAAAAACGGTTGTGGTTGTGCAATACCACCAAAGACACTTTCCCCTGCATCTAAATGTCCTTTAGATAAATGGTAATTTATGGATAAAATACAAACATTTATTAGTGAGTTCGAAATAGAATTCATTGATGATTTAAGGCGATTAGGTCTTAAAAAGAAAGATGTGGCAGAAAAGTTAGAAATGACTATGCCCACACTTAATTCAAAGATTCAAAACCCTGATACATTAACTGTTAAGGATTTGAGTAATTTGAAAGAATTAGAATTTAATTTAGAAACTATTAATATATAATGCAATCAATAAAGATTAAAGGAAAGGACTATATACAAGTCCACGAAAGAGTTGCTGAATTAAGGAGAAATCCTTTATACAAAACTCTTACTATTGAAACTGAAATAGTCGAAAAAAACTATTCAGAACTCACTGGTGATATATTTAAACATAAAAAAGATGATAACGACAACATAATTTCTTCAACGAAAGTTGGTGTCAAAGTATCAAAAGTTTTAGATTCAATAATCATTAAGTGTGTGATTCGTAACAAAGATGGAAATGTTGTTTCATCAGGTTATGCACAAGAAGAAAAAGCTACTGGTTTTGTAAACGAAACAAGTTTTGTTGAGAATTGCGAAACATCAGCAGTTGGTCGTGCTTTAGGTTTTCTTGGAATTGGAATTAAAGATTCTATTGCAAGTGCAGATGAACTTGTTGTTGCTATTAGCAAACAAAAGAAATCTACAACTCAAAGTAAAAAAAAAGTTGAACATATAAATCAAATATAATATGGCAAAAAAAGCAACATATATAAAAGGTATTACAATATTTTCGCCAAGCCCAAATGCACCTGATTTTGTTTTAGGTCAGGGATTTATTACACCTAAAGTGTTTTTAGATTTTGTTAAAGAAAATCCTAATATACTCACAAGTGAATATGATGGCAATAAACAAATACCTATTCAATTAACAAAGAATGATAATGGTGGTGCATCAATAAAATTTAATGATTTTACACCACAAAAACAAGAGGTAAAAACTGAATCTATTCCTGTTAAGGCAGAGCAAGATGATGATTTACCATTTTAACTTTAAGGGGGTTTAATTACCCCCTTTTTTAATACTATATTATGAATGAACATATATTATACAATAATGTAATTGCAAATCTTACAAAGCAATTAGAAGAAAAAGAAAAAGAAATAAAAGAACTTAAAAATGAAAATAGAAAACTTAGAAGTAAAAAATGATAGCATTGAGGAGTACCATTCAAAAGATTCAATTTCAGCAAGTAGCTTGAAATACATAGCTGAGAAATCAGTTTGGCACTATTTAAATCGCAAACCCATTAAGACAACTAAATTTATGACAAGAGGAAATGCCGTACACACAATTTGTTATGAGGGCATTGAAGCATTTAAAAAAGAATATTATGTTCTTCCAAAACTTGATCTAAGAAAAAAAGAGGATAAAGAATTGAAGGCAAAACTTATTGAAAAAAACAAAGATAAAGTTGCTTTAGATGAAGATGAGGATAATATTATACGAGGAATTCACAAGAACTTTATTAGCAATGATAAGGTGAAAAAATGGTCAAAAGGTAAAATTGAGGTTTCTCATTATGGAACTTATCAAGGCATACCAGTTAGAGTTAGACCTGATTGTATGGGTGATGATTGGATTAGTGATATAAAAACTTGTCAAGACAGTTCACCTGAAAAATTTATCTATGATATAAAGTCGAGAAACTATCATATACAGGCTTGGTTTTACTGCTTTATGTTGGGCATTGATCCATCAAGATTTCGATTTATAGCTTGTGAAACTAATCACCCATTTGGTGTTGAGGTTTATAAATTAGATGATGTGTTTATTGAAAATGCTGAATTAGATTTTGAAAGAGCATTTACATTTTGGAAACTTTATAAAGAAAAGGGTATTCAAACTGGTTATCAATCACAAGATTTTGATGATGATGGTACAATTATTTTAAAAGGTTATAAAAAAAGAAAATGAAAGATTTAAAAATTATTAAAGACATTGTTAATGATTATTTTCAAATTGACATTGCTAAAAAAACAAGAATGCAAGTTTATGTCGATGCAAGGGGTATGTATTACAGTTTATCAAGAGAATTAGTTCCTGGTGCAACGTATGAAAAATTAGGTAAATCGGTTAATTTAAACCATGCTACAGTTGTAAATGGAATGAAACAATTCAATTTTCTTCTTCAATATAATAAATCAACCCAAAATAATTACTTAACTTTAAAGGCAATATGTTTAAAAAATATAGATAAGTTGGCGAATCCATTTGATAAATATTTAAGTAAAGAAGATAAGTTACAACATAGTGTAATGGAGTATTTAGCATTTCAATATCCAAATGTTTATGCTATTCATGTTGCCAATGAAGGAAAAAGAAGTCCATTTGAAAGATTTAAGTTTAAATATTTAGGTGGAAAAGCAGGTGTTCCTGATATATTAATATTCAGGGGAGGTGGAACTGGTAGATATGGTCTTGCCATTGAACTAAAGATTGGTTATAATAAACCAACAGATAGCCAAAAAGATGCTTTAGAAAGATTAAGAAAAGAGAATTGGGAATGTCATTGGACAAATGACTATGATAAAACTATTGAAATTATAGACCTTTATTTATCTAAGCCCAATGATTCAGAGTTATAAAATGGTTTACTGGTCAGAATCTAAACAAAGGATTCGTTACACTGTTGTTCACAATTTTGAGGATTTTGAAAACTATACTTACATCGGTTCTTTAACAAAGGTTGAATTTGATTTACTTATTGAAGCATTATTCTTAAAGTTTCAAGATGAGGAAATTTCAAATGAAGATGTTCAATTAATGTATGATCGTTTAAGAAAGTTTTGTAATGAAATAAAAAACATTACAGAGAATTTATAATTAAATATGAAAAAGAGTTATTATGCTATCATACCTGCATTTGTCAGATATGACCAAACTTTAACTGCAAATGCTAAATTATTGTATGGCGAAATTACTGCCCTATGTAACGATAAAGGTTTTTGTTTTGCAAGAAATAAATATTTTGCTGATTTATATAGTGTAAAATCAAGGTCAATAACCGATTGGATTAGTCAATTAAAAAGTGCAGGATATATCAAATTGAAAATGACATATAAAGAAAATTCAAGGGAAATAGAGAGCCGTGAAATATACATCACAAATTTTCGTGAGGTAGTGAAAAAAAATGCACCCCCTATAGAAGATATTCACCAGGATAATATATATAATAATATAAATAATAATACATTAGAATATAAAAAGGAAAAATATTCGGATATGGTTTTGAAATCATTTAAACCTATTTGTGATTTATTTCCAATTCAAACACAACCAAAAACACAAGCCGATAAAAACTCTTGGCTTGATTGTATAGATAAACTTGAAAGGTTAGATGGATATTCACCAAGAAAAGTTTATTACATAGTCCAAAAAGTTAGATCAGATGATTTTTGGAAAAACAATTTTTTGACCATTTTAAAATTAAGAAAGAAAAATAAAGATGGTTTAAAATACATTAACCTATTCGAAGCCAAGTTTGGTAAGAATCTAAAACAAATAAATATATGAGTAAAAAGAATAAACATCAAGAAAGAAAAGAAATACCTGTTTTTTCAGGAGTTCTAAAATATTTTCCAAAAGCTATTAGATATGTTTCTAAAGTAAGTTATGTTGGCAATGAACAACACAATCCAGGAACACCACTTCATTGGGATAGGGAAAAATCAAAAGATGAATTAGATGCTTGTGTAAGACATCTTATTGACCACACGGAAGAACCAGTTGATGATGATGGTTTATTACATCTTGGTAAAGCTGCTTGGAGAACACTTGGTGCATTGGAGAAGTTTTTAGAAATGAACGATGAATAAATCACTTGTAAAAGAACTAAAAGCAAAAGCTGAAATTGTAGCTGATAACTTTTCTAAAAAGAATCGTGAGGGTAATTTTAACAATGAATTATTTAAAGTTGTTGAGGTTATTCCAATGTCAGATCATACGGCTTCGGTAATATTTAAAAAGAATACTGGAAAGAAAGCAGTTTTCTTTTTCTACTATATCAACAGAGGTATGTCAAAGGGTTGGCAATATTTTGTACCAACAGATGCTCATATTATTGGTATGCAATCATTTAATTTTTATAAATTAGAAGTTGAAAGGAATAATTATAAAGAAAACTTTAATGAAAGATAAATTTTTAGAATTTGGAATTGACATTGGTTTTAAAACTGGTGAGTTCCACACTACTTGTCCAAAGTGCAGTAGTACAAGAAAAAAGAAAACCGAAAGGTGCTTATCCATAAATGAACCAAAAGGCTTATTTAATTGTCATCATTGTGGATATAGTGGTAATGTAAATCTTCAACCAAAAAAAGAATATGTAAAACCAATTGAGGTTCAATCTGAATTATCAGAAAAAACTTTAAAGTGGTTTGGCAAAAGAGGAATATCTGAAACCACAATCGTAAATTGGAAAATTAGTGAATCCATAGAATATTTTCCACAAGTCAAAAAAGAAAGAATTGCAATTAACTTTAATTACTATCGTGAAAAGCAATTAATAAATATTAAATATCGTGATGGTCAAAAGAACTTTAAACTTTTTAAAGATGCCGAACTTATTTTTTATGGTCTTGATAATATCAAGGAAATGGACAAGATTTACATTGTTGAGGGCGAAATAGATGCTTTATCATTACACGAAGCAGGTCTTTATAGTGTTTGTTCAGTTCCTAATGGTGCATCAAAAGGATCACAACGATTAGAGTATCTTGACAACTGTTGGGAATACTTTGTGGATAAAACAGAGATTATATTGTGTACTGATAATGACCAAGCAGGATTATCATTAAGAGGTGAACTTGCACGAAGATTTGGACAAGGTAGGTGTAAGTATGTAGAATTTGGCGATTATAAAGATGCTAACGATATATTAATCAACAAGGGTGCAAGTGAACTTAGAGAAGTTGTTAGTAATGCAAAGAACTTTCCTATCGAGGGTGTGTTAAATATTAACGATATTTGGGATAGTGTTTTAAACTTTAACGAGAATGGGATTAAGAATTATAGTGTGCGATTGGGAAACTCTAATGAGTATTATAACATTAGCTTCGGAGAATGGACTGTATGCACAGGGATTCCAAATGCAGGAAAAAGTGACGTCATCGACCAAATATGTGTTAATCTTGCATTACAGGAGGACTTTCGAGTAGCAATGTTTTCACCTGAAAGCTACCCTTATGAATCGCATATAAAAAGGTTAGCAAATAAGGTAAATGAAAAAGAATGTACAACACAAGATTTAAACAATACAAAAGCATTTATAGAGGAACACTTTTTCTTTGTTCGAATAGACATTGAAAACTTAACCCTAAAAGGCATTTTAGATGCTTTTAAGCAACTTGTATTTCAAAAAGGTGTAAATGTATGTGTGATTGATCCATACAATATGTTAGACCATTCTGCACAACGAGATTTTACTTATGTTGGAAAGCTACTTTCAGAGATTACCCAGTTCTGCCAACAAACAAATACTCATTTGTTTTTAGTAGCACACCCAAGAAAGATGGAAAGTGTTGATGGAAAGTATAGAGTTCCAAATCCTTATGATATTTCACAATCATCTGACTTCTTTAACAAGGCATATAATTGTATAACCGTTTATAGGAATCTTGGACAAAAAACTATTTATGGAAGTGATAGTGTTCAAATATATGTTCAAAAGGTTAAGAGAAAAGAAAATGGAAAACAAGGCGATTTCATGGTAGCACCTGACTTTCACAATGGGGGTGTATATAAAGAAATAGATAAAGACATTCAAAGGTTTGAGGTTATAAAAGATAATATACCTTTTTAGTACCTTTGTTTTATGTTTGAGATTAGTGTATCGGTTATGAGGGGGTTTGGGATAGGTTTTAACTACTCTAATGAAGATATTGAAGGTTTAGAACCATTAGCTGATGATCTTAGACATACTATACAAATAATCTTTTTCTTTGTAATAATCAACATAAATTACTATACTCCTAACGAAGAAGAATAAATTTTTCTCATTGATTATCAATTAGTTAGCAATTATTTACTAATTATTTATATAAAATATTTTTTATATTGTAAAATATTCTTTATATTTGAGTATTATTAAAAACAAATAATAACTAAAAATGAAAAAAATGGAAAAAAGTAAAAATTTAAAACTAATAAAAAAAGAAGATTTTGGTCATACTGAATATTGTCCAATAGGTCAAGAAACATTAACTACTCAACACTATTTTACATTAAAACAAAAAGATGGTTACGTATTAAATGCAAAAATTACTCAAATATTAACAGATTGTGGAAAAATTTACTACAAAGTTTGGTCTTTAAAAGGTTCTGATTTTCCTTATACTTCAACTTATTTTAAAACTTATGTTGAATTACTTGAAATGTATTCTACTTGGGCAGATGATATTAAGAATGATACATTAATGGGACGAACAATTTAATTAAATAACCTAAATCATTGTTTTAAATCAAGGGGGTGAAAATCACCCCCATTTAACTAAAAATAATTAAAATGAGTTATACAGAATTTACAAAAGAAAAATTGATAAAATTACTAAAAGAAGTAAATAAAATTAAAAATAATGAACCTGTAGATGTTAATACATTTGAGGAACTTACATTCAAAACTGGAATGTTTGGAGAAAAAAGATCAAAATATACTTTTAACAATGGACTAACATTATCTGTCGCAGGTGGTGATGGTTTTTATGGTGATGGTATTGTAGATTTTGAAATAGCTATATTAGATAGTTACGATGAACTTATGTCATTAAATATATTTTCTGATGAGTATGGTAATGTTTCAGGTTGGCAAACCAAAAAAGATATTACCGAATGGATAAAAAAAATTAAAAAATATAGTGTCGAATAAAACCACTTTCCGACATAAACTGTGAAAGATAATAGGAAGTTATGAATCCTGGTTTTAACCCTGCTTGTTTAAGTGGGGTTTTTTTATGTATTTTTGTAAAGTGAAAACAAACAAAAAGCAACACACTAAAAAAGCAATTCTTGAAGCATTAGAAAAATCATTGGGAGTTGTTACAACTACTTGTAAGAAAGTTGGAATCAATAGAACTACATTTTACAAGTATCTAAAAGAAGATGAGGAGTTTGCAAAGCAAGTAAAAGATATTGAGAACATTGCTCTTGATTTTGCTGAATCACAACTCCATAAACAAATAAGTGAGGGCAACACAACTGCAACAATCTTTCTTTTAAAGACAAAAGGAAAGAAACGTGGTTACGTTGAAAGAAGCGAAATAATACACGACAATCAAGTTAAATCAACAATTATAGAATGGACACCACCAAGAAAGTTGAACAAAGATGCAATAGACAATTCTACGACCTTA